ACCCTTTCCATCAAATACTATGATGCATCGGGTAGGTCTAAACATATTGATTGTGTAACCTATTGACTTCAGAAAACCAACTATTCCACCAATGTGTGTCCCATCATCATTAGTAGTTGGTATAACACTAAACACTCTAATAAAAGTATTTAGGCCATCTATTATCAATACATTGTCATTCGGGTTATCCCCGTTATCCGAGCCGCCTTGTTCTTTAATCTCATCAAGGATTGATAAATATTTCTGCTTATTCATCTCCAATAACTTCCTTCGTATATTCAACATCATCTATACCAATGTTGTCTTTTTTGTATTGTAAGATAGTTTTTTCACATATCTGTTTATACAAATGATTACGAAGTCCATTATTGCTTTCCATTAACTCTTTGAAATCTTTTGATTGGAATTTATAATCTTTTTTACGATAAGTTATTGTATACCAAGAACCAGCTTGTGTTAACAATTTGTGTTCTTTCATTACATTTAACCAACCGCCATAGTTATCTATTCCTGAGTCAAAATACATATCATAGTCTGCGTGTCTTAAAGGTGGCCCTAATCTATTTTTGATTACTTGAGCTCTACATTTCATACCAATAATCTTGTTTCCAGATTTTATCTGTCCAAGATTTTTCAAACGAACTCTCGTTGAAGAGTGAAATGGTAGTGCTTTTCCACCACTTGTAGTCCACGGGTCCCCAAACATAACACCTAATTTTTGTCTTAACTGATTTGTAAAGACAAGTGATACTTTTTGACGACCAATTAATTGAGTGATTTTTCTTAAAGCTTTAGATATAATGATTGCTTTTGAAGTTGCATATCCGTCTTTGTCGAAATCTGCTTCTATTTCAATCTTTGTTGAAGCACCTGCAAGTGAATCTACCAAGATTGTTACCAATCTATCTTTATCTGATTCACGAACTTTTGCGATAATATCTTCCATTGCTTCAAAAATATCCTCAACACACTCAAAGTGTAGATATAGTAATTTACTTACATCAACACCTATTGCTTCTAAAAACTCTACACTAACTGAAGTTTCTGTATCCATATAAACTGCAATACCACCTTGTTTTTGTGTTTCTGCTAATATGTGTGATGCGAGTAATGATTTACCTGTTGATTCCAATCCGTTGATTTCTGTGATTCTACCAACTGCAACACCACCGTTTTCACGATTAGATATTGCCAAATCTAACATTGAAGAACCTGTTGATACAAAATCCTTAATGTCTGTTGGTGTTGTGTCACTTCCGTCAAGGAAATAAGCAACTTTGTTGTCTTTGAACTTCTTGTTCAAGTTCTCGGCTATTACATTAGCCAAGTCATCTTTAACTGACATTTCTTACTCCTTAGTTATTAAATAAATCGTCAAATTGTGAACTTGCGTTTTGAACATTAGTAGGTTGAACTTTTTCTTTCTTAGCTTTATCTTCTGCTAATTTTTGTTCAAACTCATTTACTGGTTTTTCCTTTTTTTCAGATGAAGTTTCTTCATCAGGATTTAACCACTCGTTCAATACATCTGTTAGTTCTTTATAGGATAACTCACTGTAAATTTCAGTAATTTCCTTTTGAGTTTCTTTGATTTTCTCTAACACCTTAGTGTCTTCTGTCAATGGTGTCTGATTTGGTTTAACTCTAATTGAAGTAGATGGAAACGATGCTCCAGTTTCTTCAGCAGTTTTAAACTCTAATGTAACATCACGGCCACTTTTTGGGTCGGAAATGTCACCATAATCAGGGTCTGCTATGATTGAAAGAAGTTCTTGATAAACTGTCTTTCCGAATCCCCAAAACTTTACACCCTCTGATTCTTCACCACGAACAATAACAGGTGCGAAAGTTCTCATTTTTGCTTCAAGTTTTCTACCTAAAGTGAAATCGTCTTTACTTCCTGTTGTTTTTAATCGTTGTGAAAATTCTTCAATCGGGTCTGGTCTACCGAAGGAAATTGGTGAAAGATAGTTCTTACCAGCCAAATTATAGTGAAAAAATAACTCTATAAATGGTGTATCTGGATTATATTTGTAAGGAACTATTCTAACTTGTTGTTTTCCTGGTTGCGGTTTCCAAAGATTTGAAGTTCTTGTGTTTGTTGATTGTAACTGATTTAACCTTTTTTTAATTGCGTTAATATCCATTTTTAATCTCCTGTTTTTTAATTGTTAATTGTTATTCAGTAATAAATATAAAGAAGTTTTTTAAAATACCAAGCTATTTTACCATTCTTTAACATTTATTATTTTGAATATTTTTGTAGGGATAATATTCAAACCCTCTTCATTTGTCAATAATAAATTATTTTGATAGTTTTCCCACGGGATTGCAAATGACTTGTCTAATACCCCATTGTTTAAACTTCTAATCGCTTCGTTTAATGCGTTAATTGTATAAAGTGTGTTGGATTGTTTTTTTCTATGTAAAGAGATAGTTCCTGATATTGCTTCATCTCCGTCATAATAATCCTCAACCATTTCTATATTATAAGTGCAGATTAATTGTCCTGCATCGTCTTCATTTTGAAATACATAAATTTTGTCAAATAAAATTGTATAAGAATCTATAATTGAGTCTATAATAAGGTTTAACTTACTATGTGTTGTAAAGGTGCATAATAATTGAGTTTTCATTATTGTTTTTCCTTGAAACATTCTGCCATTTCTTTCGACCAAGTATAAGTTGTGCTTAATTTATCTACTTGACCTTGTTTAGGGCGTTGTTGTTTTTCTGCTATTGGAACTCTTCTTGTTTTTCCATCTTTTGTTTTTATTATTGCATAAACAAAAATTCTTCTACCTGTTACTTTGGTTTTTTTTGAACCTTGTTTGTAAATATATTCTTGTCCTTTTTCTGGTGTTCCGACTTCAAAGTTTACTATGAAATCTTCTGTATTATCAACACCTAAACATTCTCTCAATACTTCTTCATCAACAACAGTTCCACCCATATTTACATTAAACAAACCAGGATGCTTATGAACACCTTTCTCTCCATCTAACGAATCTAAATGTAATTGAGATATTAGATTTTTTGCTTCTAAATAATCACCAAGTGGTTTTTTATCACCATTAGGTAATGTTACTGATTTTTCATTTAGTTTTCTAAGAGTTTCTCTTTGTATCTCAATACTTTCTCTACGAATCCTATCTAATTCACCAGAAACATCAAATCTATTTTGTTTAGCAGTTCTTAATAAAAATTGCATATGTTCTTTAATAGGTTCACCTTCTCTATTCGGGTCGGAAATCCATTTATAAAATGCTACTACTATTTCTTTTTCTGTAGCGTCTTCTGGGTTAACATCTTCCGGTAAATATTTCTGAATATGTTTCCAGTTCCTTTGACTTTTACTTGTTACATATTTTAATTTAGTGCTTGATTTATTTTTTTGTTTATTACCATCTATATCTGTATCAGTTTTAATTCTTTCTATAAAATCATCATCAACCATTTCAGACATTTCTTCGGCTGGTTTATTTACAGCATCTTTAAGTTCTTTCTCTTTCTCTTTAAGTTTATCTTGTCCTTCAGTTATAATCTTTTTACTTTCTTCTTTGTCTGTATCAGACATATCTGTTTCATCTACTCTTTGTCTCGCGTTATCATACTCTTTGGTTGGTGTAGAATTTGCTTGTATATCTAATTCTTGCATTTTATCAGAATGAAACATTACCATACCATTACAATCTTCATCCATTGCTATTGTTGCAGTATCTGAAGGATTATCTCCTTTACCACTATTTTCTATAAGTCCTAATAATTCTTCCTTTGAAATTTCATCACCTTTACGAGTATAATATTTACCTTTATCACCACATTCTTCTATTAAATTTTTCATTTTTTCAAGTGATTCTTTTTGACCAGAATAATCTCTTACTGTTACATTTTTACCTATCTTACCTTGTTCTTGTAAAGTTTCTATTCCGTCTTTTGTCATTTCTTGTTTTTTTCTACCACTTCTTACTGCGATTAATGTTTTTGATAATAAACCTTTGTCTGTTATTCCTGAACATTCTTTTATTTTGTCTAATTCTTTTCCATCTCTTTTTTTCGTCATTCCACCAGCAAGTGTTTTACTTTTTTGTTGTTGAGATAGTTTACTCTTTCCATACATTTGAAGTATTTTACAAGCAATTTCTTCGTCTGATGCGTTCGGGTTTTCTTTCAAGATACGAGCCGCTTCTCCACTTATCATTTCATTATACATAGAACCAGCATTACCAGGTGCTACCCAAGATGCATCTTTTACATAACCTTTTTCAATAGCTTCCATTTTAACTCTATTATCAGATTTATCATCAGTAGTATCCATAGGTTCTGATTTTATTTCTGTTGTGGTTGTCTTTTTCTCTACATCTTTCTTTTCTTTTTCTTTTTCAAGGTCTTTTGCGAACATATCTTGTCCTTTAACCTTTTCGGGTTTATCAGAAGTTTCTTTATCACCAATTTTTACTAATTTACCATCAACATTTTTATGAGTTGCATTCCCACCTTCTTTACCATAACTTCCACCACCAAGATGACTTAATCCCATTTTTTCAATTTTCTTTTTATCTGCATCAGATAGTGGTTTCATTGTTTCTTTCTTCTCAACAATATTACTCATAACCTCTATAATAACTTCTGATGATATTTCCATATCACTTAAAACTTCTCTTAATATAGAAAGATGTGTATAATTTTCTAAATCAATTATTCCGTCATCTAATCTATATGACCATTCTACTAATATTTTATTAATTAATTTACTCATTACCAAGTTGCTCCGAGTGAACCTGCGGCTGGTGACATATCGTTCATATGAGATTTATTATAAGTTGTCATAGATTCTTGATTAAATTCACCATTATATTTTACTTTCTTAACTGGGATATTACTTCCTATTGCAACAAAAGTTGTCAATACATCATCTCCGTCAATAACAAATAAACTTCCTTTTTTGTCTTGAACGACTAATGGTGGTGTAAATTTCTTTGGTGGAACTGATTGAATTCCACTTACAATATCTTTCCAATTAAATGAATCAGTTTTCATTGAATCAGACGGGTCTTTACCAGTTGATTTCATATTTGGAACTTTTGAATTGTTTAGTCTTGACAACTCTTCATCAGAAAGAAATTCTAATTGGTCTATCTTTTGTAACTTTGTTAAAACATCATCTTTATCTTTTAAAAAATCTGGCATAACTTCTTTAAATTTGTTGTTTCGTAAATAATCGTCTGTTATTCTATTCATCTCAACCTTTGTATATGGTCTGATATGGCGATACTTTACCATTTCCATTAATCTAATCATTGAATTTCTCTGTTATGTCTTCCATTTTGTGATAATTAATTCCCCAACCTACTTTAACAGGATATGTATCGTTTTGTTCAATAACTTTTTTAATTTTCTTTAAAAAGTCCATTCCGTCATCTTTATGAAAATCAAGTAAAAATGAATCATAGCTGTAAAGTATTAGTTTTGTTTTTTTACCCTCTAATAATGGAAGTAAATCATCTAACATTCTCATATTGTTTTCTGTTTCTAATAACTGAATGCAATAATTAAATAATTTACTTTTGTTTGTAAAGGATAAACTTTTACCAATCTTTCTATTATAAATATCAGAAACGACAAAATTATTCTGTTTATACTCAAGCCATTTTTTGTCTATATATTTCTGAACTTTGTTGAAAAATGGAATTGTTTGGTATATCATATAAGGAATTTCTCCATACAAATATGCGAAAGATAATGACTTTGCTTTTGCATAATCCACATTATATTGGTCTGCTAAATATTGATGAACTGAACCCTCTGGAAAATTATAATCAACTATCTCTGCAATCAATCGTAAATGATATGCATCATAGTCCATTTCAATCATACAACCTTTCTCTCCATAACGACTAACATACTTTTCTCTTGTTCTATCAGATTTATTTAATGCTGCAAAATTAACACCACCAAAACGATTACTTGGCCTACCTGTTGAAGTGTAAATATTATATTGCGAGTATTGATATCCATTATCTGATATGAATAACCCGTTGTCTTCAATTTTGGTTAAATTATCGATAACATTTTCGTTATAATTCTTATTTCTCTCGTCATAAAAGAACAAATCTCTCATCTTTCTTACTAATTTTCTACCATATTCTAAATGTTTCATAATTGGTATGTATCTATTGATATTATTTAAGGTAGAGAAATTTATGTGGAAAAAATCGTGTGTATTCGTGGTTAAATTATCTATGTAAAGTGGATTACTGCTGTCCAAATAAAAGTTCAAATTGGTGTCATTTAGAGTGTTTAAAGACATAGTGTGATTGAAAGCTTTCTTATCAAAGATATACTTGTTTTCTTTATTTTTATTTAAGGCCTCCTCGACAAACTCAAGAGTTAAATCGTTATCTTTTCTCTTTTCTGAGTGGTTTAAAACGATAATATTTTCGTCATTTGTAGATAACCATTTAAGATATAAAAGGGATAATTGGTTTCGTTTTGGATGCAGATTTTTATCACAAAGTGTTGGTATTATTACCACTTCACTTTGAATGTTTTTATCTATAATATCGTTTAAATGCGATTTATTTTGAATAATCATATAACCTTTATTTAGTAATAAATATAACTAAGAAATCCTAAAATACAAAATATTTAATATTCACCACTTGTCGTTGTAGTTGATGTTCCTGACGAAACTTGTTGGTATCTTTTTAATCTTTCTTTAACATCATCAGTTGTTTCTTTAATTGGTCTAAAATATTGTAATGGTTGAACTACATACTCTAATCCTCTTAATCTACTATTTGCTACATTCATTCTTCTTAAATTGAACATTTCAACTTCGTTCCTTTCACCAAAAATTTTAAGTTGTAACGAAACTTTGGAATAAAAAGGTGTATCTTTTATAAAATCGTGTTCACTTATCTCAAATACCTTCTCGTCTGAAGCATTAGCTTGTCTTGCAAAGAATAAGTTAATAAATCCTTTTTTATAATCTAAATTATTTGGTACTGTTTTTTGTTCAGTTAAATATTCTTGACTTTTACTACCAACTAAATTTCTATATTTAACATAATCAGGAACACCACCTTTTACTTTAAAAATTAAAATAGAATCACCTTCGTGGTCAGAACTTGTCATATACCAATATTTTTTATCTGTTGTAATATGAATATGATACGGAATTCCTTCTGGAATTGAATTACTATTTTTATCTATAAATTC